TCATTTTTTTCAGGCTGGAGAGTCGGCTGGCGGTGCTGCCTCTGCAACTTTCGTTGGAGATAACGCTGATGCTACACTCTATAAAACTGGCATAGTTTTCAAGGGGTGGATGTGATGGATGCGGCACCGCTCAATGATGCCATCGCCGAGGTCTGCCCTGTGGTCAGTACGAGCGTGGGCAAGTCGGATGATCGCGCGACTTGGACGTGGACCCCTGGCGCTGGAGCGACGCAGCCGCAGATTGATGCTGGCAACAATGTTATTGCCACTATCCCGATTGACCAGAAGGCAACGCTTGCAAGCAGCGAATTCATCGGACGCTTCACCAACGCCGAATACCGCGCTGCTACTGCAACGACGTGGCGGCAAGCGGGCGGCAACGCTAAGAACTGGGACGTGGTGGTGTTCGATCCAGTCGTAAATCTGAACAAGAAAAAAGCGACCACACTGAAAACATCGCTCGTCACTGATGGTATCCTGACGCAAGCGCGGGCGGACGAGATATTCAGTTGACCGTCACTGCCGACACCACTCTCTACACCGCCGACAGCCATTATCCGACCGCCGACGGTTTCGTTCCCGCCAACATCATTCTGGCGGAGGTGGTCGAGCCCGCGGGCGCCTCCAGCGGGACACACGTCACTGCCGATACCGTTCTTTACAGTGCTGATGCTCATTACCCGACCGCCGATGGCTTTGTTCCCGGCAATAGCATTCCGGCAGAGGTGGTCGATGCGATCGTCATTGCCGCCGATGCTGCGGTTCTGGTCGAGGCGGCGGATGCTGCGGACTTTCTCGATGCTGCGGTCATTGCTGCCGAGGTTCCAGTCGCTGGCGGTGGCTTCGCCCCGCGGCCGCGGCCATTCCCGGTCTACGGGATCGGATTCGGCATCCTGCCCGAGCTCAGGGGTGAGGCGCACGGCGTTGTCATCGTTGTCGGCGCCGGCGTCGGCAGGCTTGCCGGCCTCACCGGCGAAGCGGCAGGCGCGGCCGGTGTTGCCGGGCGCAGCGCGGCGCGACTGGTGGCGGTTCGGGCGGCGGCGATCGGCGCCAGCGGCCAGGCCGGCAACGCGGCGGCGGTGCTCAAGGGTCTGTCGATCGCCAGCGCAGGCGTTGTCGGCACGCGCGGATCGGGTTCAGGCACGATCATGAAGTTCGAAGGCGCCGCTCGCGGGCGGCACGACGACGATGAAGCCGCCGTGATGGCATTCCTGCTGGCAGCATAGGGGGCGGCATGAGCGAGCAACCGATGATCCCTGCCCCGCAATACACCTGGTTTGAGGGGTTGGGCGTTTGCCTTGCCACCGCCATGCGCGCCTTGGCCGAGGTCCGCGCGCTCGCGCGCATGCCGGGGCCGCCGGGCGAAACCGGGCCGGAAGGCAAGCGCGGATTGACCGGCGAGCGCGGCGACAAGGGCGATCGCGGGGAGCCGGGCAAGCAAGGCACAATGGGGGCGGCCGGTACCGATGGCAGGAACGGCGAGCGCGGGGCGAAGGGCGAGCCCGGCCGCAACGCCAGCGACCTGAAGCTCATCGAGGACATGATCGAACAGCGGATCGAACAGCGGGTCGGACGCGCGCTCAAGACCGCAACCTTTACGACGCCGGACGGCGGCCGCACCCTGCGCTGGACTATCGGCGACACCGTGCATGAGATCAAGACCGCCGTTGTGCTCGATGCCGGGGCGTGGAGGGAGGGCACAAGTTATGCCGCCGGTGATGGCGTCAGCGTCGGCGGTTCGTTTTACATTGCGATGACCTCAACCAGCGCGAAGCCACCATCTGGTGACGTTTGGCGCCTTGCCATCAGGGCTGGTCGCGATGGCCGCGATTACCGGCCGGAACAAGAACGGGCGGCCAAGCCGGTCAGGTTCAAGTAATGCACTCAGTCCTCGAAATCATTGGCGAGTCGACCGACAGCGCCGGGCCTGACCTGATCAGCCTCGACAACCTCAAGCTCGCGCTCGAAATCGACGGCACGACCGAAGATGCGGCGCTGCAAGCCGCGATCACGCATCAGTCACGCATCATTGCGGAATATTGCAATCGCCGTTTTGGGCTGGCCGAGGCGCTCGAAACGTTCACCTTCGATCGCTATGAGAACATGCCGGCGCGGCAGGCGCTGACGCTGTCGCTCTATCCGGTGGTCGAGATCATCGAGATCTCGGCCGCAGGCGCAACCGCCGCCGATTACAACTTCGATCCGGCCAGCGGGCGGCTGTGGATGGATGGCTGCTGGGCAGAGACCGTCGTCGCCGTGCTGTATTCCGGCGGCTACGACCTGCCAGAACAGGCGCCGGCGCGGCTTCAGCAAGCGGTTATCAAGGCCGTCAATGACGGGCGCACGACCGGCTCGCGCGATCCCGGCATCCGAGAAGTGCAACACGGCGATACCCGCGTCGCCTATTTCACGCCATCGTTGTCGACGGCATCGTCGGGCTATCTGTCGGCGGAAGTAGAAAATCTGATCAAACCGTTCCGGCGCCTGTATGTAGCATGAGCCAATTCTGGCCGGTTCCGCGCGAATGGGAAAAGGAGTGCTGCTTTATCATCGGCGGTGGCCCGTCGGTGCTCGGGGTAGACCTCGAGGCGCTGCGCGGCCGGCGCGTGATCGTGATCAACTCCAGCGTCTACGCGGTGCCGTGGGCAGACTTTCTGTATTTCGGCGACTGGCGCTGGTGGCACGAGCCGGACAACCGGGCGGCGGTGGCGAGCTTCCGCGGCCGCGTCGTCACCGTCTCGCGCATGTGCTCAGAGGACAAGAAGGTACTGATGTGCCGCGCCACCAAGCCGCCAGGGCTCGCGCATGAGCGCGATAGCCTGGTGCAGAAATGGACTTCGCTGACGGCGGCGACCAACCTGGCAGCACATCTGGTCGGGCCGGGCGGCACCATCGTCTGGCTCGGCGCCGACGGGAAATCGGCCGCGGACGGCCGGGCGTGGCATCACAAGCCGCACCGCTGGCCGCTGAAGGCGGAACGCTACGATCGCCACCGGGCCGATCTTGCCAGTATGGTCGAGCCGCTGCGGACCATGGGCATCACGTTATGGAACGCCAGCCCCGGCAGTGCCTATGCCGATCTGTGGCCGGTCATCAGCCTGCAGGACGTTCTGAGTGAGCGGCGTGCGGCCTAAGCCGGTTCTCGTCCGCGGAATGTGGGGTCTGGGGGACAACTGCTACTCGCGGCCGTTCGTGCGCGCGGCGGCGGCGCTTTACGAGATCCACCTCGAAACGCCATGGCCCGAGCTCTACGCCGATCTTGATATCAAGTTCGTCTGCGGCAAACGCAAACTGCGCACGCAGCAGAAGAACATAGCGCGGCAACCGCCCGGTCGGTGGATGCGACCGGCGCCAATACCGATGCGGGAGATCAAGGTCAGTTATGGCCGTGACATCTCGACCTCCTCGATCGTCAATGCGCTGGAATATCGCTGGTCGGCGCTGAAGGTCGGGTTCGATCCGGCGCTGTTCGATCTGCCGGACATGGGGTCATCGCCGGTCAAATCGGAGTGGCCGATCGCGGTCATCCGGCCGGTGACAGTGCGCAGCGAATGGCGCAACGAGGCGCGCAATCCGCAGCCGGAATACGTGGCGGCAATCGCCGCCGAGCTGATGGCGACGCACACCGTGGTTGCGGTCGCCGACCTCGCCGCGGGCGAGGAATGGATCGTCGGCGAACCGCCACCCGCGCACCGCTATTTTGTGCATGGCGAGCTGGCGGTGAGCGAGTTGCTCGCGCTGGTCCGTGACGCCGACATCGTTATCGGCGGCGTCGGCTGGATCGTGCCGGCCGGGCTCGCGCTCAAGGTTAGGACCTTCGTGGTGCTGGGCGGCCACGGCGGCCACAACGCGCCCGAAAAGATCACCGACCAGCGGCTTGATCTGAGCCGGATCGGATTTGCATACCCGGAGAAGTTCTGCCGATGCACGAACATGCTGCACAATTGCGACAAGAGGATCGCGGACCCGATCGGGCAGTTTTACCGCTGGTGGAGCAGTTCTCGCGCCGCAGCCTGACCTGGTGGCCGGAAATTGGCATCGGCTACTACCCAGTCGAGGCCGGGCTGGCGCCTTACGATCAGGACTATTTCGACAGCTTCGATCGCAACGCCCAAACCGATCTCGGGCGCGCGCTGATGCAGGCGCGCTGCAATTTTGTCGAGCAGCATTATCGCGGCACCCTGGTCGATGTCGGCATTGGCTCGGGCGCGTTCATCGAGCTGCGGCGCGAGCGCGGGCGCACCACCTATGGCTTCGATGTCAATCCGGTCGGCATCGACTGGCTCGAGCAACGCAAACTGCTGGTCGATCCCTATCAGGTTTTGTCCGATGCGCTCTCGCTATGGGACGTGCTCGAGCACATCCCGGATTTCCAACCGCTGCTCGCCAATGTCCGCGAGTGGCTGTTCCTCTCGCTGCCGATCTTTGGCGGCGTCGAGCATGTCCTGCGCTCGAAGCATTTCAAGCCGGACGAACATTGCTGGTACCTGACCCGTGATGGGCTTGTATATGCGATGAACCTGTGTGGCTTCGCGCTGGTGTCGGAAAGCAATGTCGAGACTGAGCTGGGCCGCGAGGATATCGGGACGTTCGCATTCCGCAGGGAGTGGCGATGATCGACTACAGCGCCGACCTCTATGACCCGGTCTATGCCGAGATTGGCGTGCCGGCGACGCTGACCGCTGCGGGGACGGCGGGCGAGGTCGCGATCACCGTGGTCGACGACACTCGCCGCAAGACCAGCGTCAGCGGCAGCATTGAGGTGAGCAGTGTTGGTCCAGGTGCCTTTGCGCGCGTTCCTGAGCTCACCGGCACGGGACTTGCGCGCGATGATTATGATGGCTCAGTCCTGACTTTCAATGGGCGGACCTGGATTGTACGCAAGCATGAATTGTTGGGGAATCCAAACGGTGAGGATCTTGGTGAGGTGCGCTTCCTGCTGAAGGCGACCAATGATTGACGTTCGCGAGAACATTTTGGCGCGACTGCTAGAGGTGGTTGCCACCATCCCAAATATTCGAACGGCGCAGCGCAACAATGTCGAACTTGACGAAACTCATTTGCCGTTTGTGATCGTGCTCGATGGCGACGAGGAAACTGACGATGCGACGGATGCATCAATGCGTCCGCCCAACCGCCCGACCGTCGTGCGGATGACGCCGGAAATTATCGTCGCGCAGCAAGCCGACGAAGTGGGCTCCGACCTCACCACGTTACGGCGCGAGTTGATCAAGCGGGTGTTGAACGATACCGAGCTTAATGAGCAGATCGTGAAGACGGGACGGCATGGTAACGGGGCCATTCGTTATCTCGGATGTCAGACCGATCTCGGTTGGATGCGCTGGCTACAGGGCACGCTGCGAGCGCAATTCAGTTTCAAATACACACTTCGGCCTGATGATCTCTAAGAAAGGAGAACGCTATGCCTACATCGCCTTCGGTTCAAAACTATCATATCGGCAAAGGAATCGTCTCGTTCAAAGAGGTGGGTCAGTCGACCTATCGTGATCTTGGCAACGCGCCAGCCTTCGTGTACACGCCGGCGGTCGAGAAACTCGAGCACTTTTCTTCGCGTGAGGGTGTCAAGACCAAGGATTTTACGGCCATCACCCAGATCAGCGCGACGGTGAAACTTACGCTCGATGAAATCACCGGCGATAATCTTGCCTACTTTGCGCTCGGCGATATTGGCACCGACACTGACGGCAATACCACTATCAGCGGTCTGTCAAAGACTGAATTTGTGGGAGACATCAAGGTGGTCGGCACCAATGACATCGGCCAGCAGGTCGACTTTGACGCCACCGTCTCGTTCGTTCCGTCCGGCGACTTCAGTTTTATTACTGCCGAGGACAATTTCACCACGCTTGAGATCGAGGCAGAGGTGCAGAGGGGCGCCGATGGCTCGTTCGGTAAATGGACAGTGCGCGACGAAACGCCAACCGCGTGAGGTAATCATGGACCTTCTGGATATTGCACCGCAGACTGCGGTGGAGATCGTCAAGATCGACGGCCGACGGATAAAGGTTCGTGGCGTTTCCGTCTCGACCTTGGTCACTCTGGTCTCTCGGTTTCCCAAGCTGAAAGATCTTCTACAGGGTGACTTTGGCGATAGTTTTGTGCTGAGCCTGATCGAGGGGGTCGGGACCGCAACTGCAGCCATCATCGCCGCTGGCTGCGGGCATTTCGGTGACGCGGAATATGAACAGAGTGTAGAAAACTTATTGCCCGAACATCAACTCAAACTGCTCAAGGCAATTTTCGGACTAACATTCCCAAACGGAATCGGCTTCTTCGTCGAGGAACTGACGAGCCTCATGAATCCAGGCGAAGGAGCAAAACCCATCAAAGTACGCTTGAAGAAATCGCCCTCGACATCACCGCTCTCATCAGATGCGGCGGCTTCACACCCGACACTGCAATGATGCTGACATGGTATCAGATCGCAGCCTATCTCGAATTCAACGACAAGCTTGACCGCAAGGAACGAGCGGATGATTTGATTATTGCTGCCGTTGGCGCACAGGGCGATGACAAAACGATTCAGAAGATGGCCAAGGAATTAGTTCGGTGAAACTGACTCTTTCGCGGGAAGAGGAGAGCATCAAGCGGATTCTGGATGAGTACCAGCGCACGACGCTTGATAAAGCCAAGCAAGATGCGATCAAGGACGCTGCCAACCTGGCTCTCAAGGGAGGTCGAGCCAATATAGCGGCAGCCGGATTTGGAGGTCGCTTTCAGACCGCACTCAAGACGCGATTTTATCCGAACAAGAATACAGGAAATCCAGCGGCATTAATTTATCATAGCAGATGGTTTTCCGGCGTGTTTGAGCGTGGCGTGACAATCACCGGAGATCCGTTC